ATAAGAGATTTTGTATAATCTGAGACAATTTTATTTAAATTAGCATCTCTAATTTTATCTTTAGTTATTTGTGTATGAGGAACTCCTAATTGAGAGTTACCTTTGATCCTTAAATTATATCCTTCATAATAACTATTATAAAATTTTATCCAAAAATTTTCTCTTTCTATACATTTATCAGAATCACATTTTTCTACAATTTCAAATCTAAGACCATTTAAACCATATTTATTTATCACTCTTTGTAAATTAATATTATCATGACAATTGTTAGTAAGTTCTGTTAAATGTTTTTTCCATCTAACTAAGAATCCACTATCATATTTTCTTTTAATACTAATTCTAGAAGCACTTCCTATATATATTTTTTCAGGATTATATTTATGATATATTTTATATATTCCCGTTAAAAGAAGTTCTTCTTTTGAATGTAGTGTATGGCTAAGTATTTGCATACTATAAAGTTAATAAAATTTCTTTAGAATTCACCGATTTTGCCCAATTTTTAAATCTATATTACTATAGAAAGCGGCACTTATGCTACCGCAAGCACATCAATTGGATTAATAATCATAAGAATTGGTGTATCACCAAATCCACTATAATCATATTCCTTACTGGCACTGTGAAACCCTTTACTACAGGAAACAGTGTTGTTATCATCTCCCATGTGTCTGGGCATACTCACTGACTTCCCTACTCTGTAATCAAAACTTCCTGTATGAGCATCTGTATAGCTATTACCTTTTGTAGAGGCTAGTTCTTTATACAATGTGTCAAGATTTCCTATAATAGTTCCAGATATACTATGTTTAACATCCTCAAGATGGAGAATGTCGTCCTCTAGTTTAACAACTCTAAAGCTATCAGGTCTTTTCTTCCAGACAGCTTTCACCTTATTATAAGCATTGCTAACAAAATCAACAAATTCTTGATCTGTTTCATCTCTTACACTTACAACCCTACGATACGCATAGAAGTTACCATGTCTGTCAATCCTAAATTGATGTTTCGAAAGGAATGTATAAAGATCCTCTGCACTTTGGGCATTAGGATTTAAACAACATTTCAACCAAAACTTCTTTAAAGATTGATAATATGATGTCATAGTAACATCATCATATTGGTTATTGTTGAAGATAGAAGAGAATTCCTCTATCAGCAGTTCAGGAATACTCCTGTCAACTCCTACCATATACAAAGCATCATTACGAAATTCAAACTCTCCACTCTCTACGAGTAGATCGATATTACTACGTATCTTCTCAACTTTAGCTGTTTCCTTAATCATCCTGTCTAATTCCTTACGACCTTCGGGACTACTGATAACATGTAAAACCTCGTTCTCAGATATTGCATTACGCACTTTCATAAAATCATCATAAGTACTGTTACATTTGCTTATGACAGATCCATCGTTCAGGATGATAGTCAACACATCGTTGACCAGTTTAACCTTCTTGTAAGATTTAATAAGTCCTAATGTACCAGAACTTACATTGAACGGTGTTGGTTCTTTATAAACCAACTGTGCTATAGTCTTGGCTTCAACATTTTTAATTTCTTGCTGAAGTTTGTCAACTCTCTTTTCTAATTCTTCTTTATTGGACTTAAACCAATTCATACTAAATAAACTCATAATTTTTGGTTTTTAAATTGTTTATGCTACTTCTAATTCTAATGATTCTTCTTCAATTATTACTTCTTCTTCTTCAGCATCTTCAACGATATCCAGACGCTCAATTGGTTTTGGTTCTACCTTATCATAATTATCAACATCTATTCTATGTTTATAATATTTAAACATGTCAACAAGCAGTTGATAAGTTTCATTAGTCTTAAACCCATGAGAGTTATATGAATACCCTGAACCATTATTCCCTTCACTTTGCTTTAGAATTACATTAATCCATTTTAGCTTTTCCAGAAGTTGTTTGATTTCTAAATATATTGTATAAATAGAATAATCAAATAACTTATGTGTTTCAGCAACTTCTAACATAGTCTTGTATATTACAGCATTGGCACTGTTGAAGTTGCTGTCTCTATAACGATGTAATTCTACAAGTTTAGTGTGAAGATCTGCAGATATAGGTTTGAGATGATGTTTCTTACCAAATACCTGGTCTTGCTCAAGCATCAATGCATTGATCACATAAGCTGTTACAAGACGCTTAAATGGCATATTTTTACCTTCCATAAATTTGTCATAAGATATAAAATTGTGAATATTCAAGTCTTTAATCACCTTCATTTCTCTATCAGAGAAAGCAACAAATCTTGTTTTACTTTTTCTTGATATAGAATATAGAGGATCTAGTTTATCAGCATCATCGTAAGATGTATAAACTGTGATTCCTTTATATTTATGAAGAGTTTCAAGATCTAATGTAACTGGTACAAGTTTAGAGCTCTTACCAGAAACATACCTTTCAAGATCAACACATATTTTACCAAAGATTTGTCCTGTAAGCTTGACTCTTCTGCCACTTTTAGCATTATCACTAGTCCTTTTCATCTTTCTGTTATCTAACCAGGCTTTAGGAATAACAATAGCATCAAAATCTTTAAACTTACTGGTATATACAGCTTGAATCTGTTGGAATTCCTGAATAACCTTTCTCCAGAGATGTTTAGGATAAGAGCCTAAGTTTAAAATCTTATAATATGTATCGAAATTTATAAGAGTATGCTTTTTTCCTAGTTTAAAAGGTCTGACTTTCTTCACAAAATGATAGCAATCTCCACCAAGAATACTTTTCATATATTCTCGTTTGTTTCCTGAGACTTTATCTGTAAAGACAAAGAAATGTACATCATCAATATCTTTGATACTAATAGATTTATTGTTTTCATGAATTTTACCTCTCGTGTAAGTATATTTTTCATAATATTCACTTACTAAATGATGCTTATTCTCACATACATCCTTGAGATCTAAATACTTAACGCCTTTAAGCGTAGGAGTTTTAATACTATTCGAAGCAAAGGGTAGCAATGTAACAATGTTAATGATCTTATTATCTATGGTTATTACTCTGTCTTTTGTGCCATAATATGAAAAGATAACAGATAAATCTTCAGTCTCTTTAAACTGAGAATTATATTTATCTATAAAATCATTGGCCAGCAAAGCAATCTTATTAAGAATAATATTTTTCACATCAGGAGTGTATCTCAAGGATTCCCTGTTAGGAGTAGGAAAGATTCCATCTTTAAGACTAAACCTTAGTCCTACTGGTACATCGATTCTATTAATTCCCAACTTACCAAAATCAAGAGGATAATAAACATTGTCTAAACAGAGATGTAATTCACCTGTAGATGATAAATCAGAATATTGAAAATGTTCACTGCGATGAATTAAGAAGTCATTACTTATATAATTATCACAATCGAAATACACATTTTCAAAATATGCCAACTGTTCATTGATCTTACTAATAAATGAATATTTATCACCACCCTTTAAAGGAATCATGACCTTTACACCAGATACTTCATTTGTTGGTTGTTCGTGTAAGAGATCAATCGTATTACCATCTTCTCCTTCATACATCATATACTTGCGTTCTATGCCATTCTTCCTGCAGAGAAAGTAAAATGCACTTGTGTATGCAAGAGGAGCCTTAAAGCCTAGTCCCATCATACCTAGTGATCCTTCTTCTTCTCTTGCAAGACTCTTGCCATATTTACTGATAATATTTTTAACATCATCAGCATCAAGACCAACACCAAAATCCTCTACAGAGAATTCATAACTGTATTGATCATTCATTTTAAGCGAAACAACAATTGGCTTGTCAACTCCAGCTCTTCTATGACTGTCCAGGGCATTACTTGCTAACTCCCTGACAGTAGAACCAATCTCATCTGAATAGAGATTTTTACTTAACATCTGCATCAATATCTGAGCAGAATCTAAGTCTAGTGACATTGCAATCGATTCTTTCTCTTCTCCTTCTGTAAAGACTTGCGATTCTTTTTGCTTTTCTAAAATCATGTTTTTAATTTTAAATGTCTAACCAATCAATTGTTTCATTATTAGTATCCTTTAATATCTTGTTGACTTTTCTAAAGACTCCTTCAGAATCCCACTCACTTCCAGTATAACTTGCACTGGCAGGATGTGACACTTTAAATGTCCAGGTGAATGGAGCTACATATCTTTCAATTTTTGTAGCTTCTTTACCAAGAAAGATAATAGGTACTCTCAATACATCTAACACTTCTTCAAACAGATATTTCATAAATGGCTCCCATAAAAGATTGTGACTGCCTGCTTTTCCCATCTCAACAGTGAGTCCAGCATTTAACATTAATACCCCTTGCTGAGCCAAATAGCTTACATCAGGATTCTTGTGATAGTTAACATTAACACCATCATATAGTTCTTTCTCTATAGCTTCATAAAACTTTTCCAAGGAAGGTTGCAGCTGTTCTGTTACACTACATCCCATTAACAGGCCATCAGCTATTGGCTGATCATTCTTAAATGTATGGTAAGAACACATCCCTACCATAATTGCTTTAAGATCATCAAATGGAGTCTCAAGAAAACACCTAAAAGTGTTAGAAGAGAGAGGGGCTATCTTTTTGCCCCTCCCTCCTTCTTTCTTGAGAAATTCATAGATCTTATCACATTCTGCACTTTCGATAAATGGCTTAATCTTTCTGTGCCAGCTCTCGTGAAAATAATTCTGAAAATTCTCAAATTTCATAATTAATCAAATAATAAAAGTTGTTTTACTCTAGGATCCTCATGAATGCTATCTATAGGAATAGTGATAAGAGGTTTTGGTGTAGTCATCAATTCAGATACCTCTGTGAAGAACTGATGAGCTGCCATATGATCTTCAATCCATCTACCTGGATGAATAGCTCCAATTGCAAAAGTTGTGTGATTGTAGAGCTCCCAAAGGCTACTAGGAGAGTTATAATCATGTGTAGGCTTATCAAGCTCACGTTTGATGATGTTTAATTGAGTAGATTCGATGAATTGCTCCTCTATGTACATGCGTCCTATCAATTCTGCTGTCACTCGTTTATCTATCTCCACCTGTTTCATCCTGTCTCTGTCATATTGAAGAGCTGAGAAGACCTCTCCTGCTTGTTTGATGTATTCACCAATCTTCTGAGGAGCCAGAGTTTGAATTTCTCCCATATGTTTTTTCTTAAAAGCATTCATAGCTCTAAAGGAGACCATTCCATTGGTACATACCAAGACTACAGCCCCCACACAGAATTCTAGTCTTAACATCTTGTTGTAGCTGTTCTGCCACATAATCTGCAATTGCATTTCTGTATCTGCAACATTACTAATGTTAAATCTACCATGAGCCATCTGTCCATCTTTGGCTGATGAATAGAGTTCTTTATCAAGAATAAACCCTGCTTGGTGAATACCTTCAAGAGTAAGGTCAATTAATTGTTCATGTGCCACTGGTTTGTATGTCCTTGTGATCTGAGGAATTTCAGCACTAATCAATAACTCCTTTGTTGTTGTGTAAGTTACGCCTTTCATTTTTGTTGGTTTTAATAATTGTTTTCTAAATTTCTAATAGCTATTTGTTGTATTTCATCCATATCTTCCTTACCAATTAAGGATATGATATTCACACCACCTACGATTACTTCGTAGATGTCAAAGTCTCCTCCTTCTTCAGGATAACCAGGATCTCCATTAGAGAGATAATACACCGCTGGTCTATATGGAGTAGCTTCATAAGATACTTCCATCTCTATGTCATCATCACCAAAGGTGATATTCACTGTACCTGTACTCATTTTAGTTAAATTTAATCCAATAAACAGGTAATCCTTGTTCAGCAAACTCTTTTGTTACAATTCTCCTGGCTTCATCGGGAGAGGTAGCTTCAACAGATCTTGAATACTTTTGATGATTGTCATCTTCATCCTCGTTAGGATCTGCACTCATAATTGTCATGTGATATTTCATATCTCGTTAAAATAATTAATTATTTGTTGTTGTAATTTTTGTGCTTCTTCAAATGTGTCTCTAGTTGCTATTCCTTCAGGAACATCGCATTGGAAAAATGATTCTTCTCCATCTTCATCCATTTCACATTTTTCAATTTCTATCCAGACTTTGTAATATACTTTCATAATATTCCTTTGTTTTTTAAACATTGTTCAATGACATTCATACCATGAGCTTTTGCCAGGTCACTCCAATCCTTAATTCCCTCTTTTAGGTATTCCCTAGGAACATTGCAATAATCAAACCCAAAGAGTTTAGTAATCTGTTGAGAATTTGTTACTCCTGTAACATCTGAATCAAATGATAAAATCTGTTGCATAGAATTTGCTTTCATGAATTCTACATTCTCTACAGAAAAACAAGCAACTCCTTCATTTTGAACAGCACAACTACAAGGAAAGATCTTCTTCATCACCATGTGATCTTTCTTAGATTTGTTGATAAATAAGGCTCCACAGTTTAAAATGTCCTCTACACCATCTAATGCTGTAATAGGAACATTATTTGGTACCCATTTATGTCTTTTATCAACAAAAGGTCTGTAAATCTTCCAATGTCCATCATAAAGATAACCAAATCTAAGATCTGTATCTTTTAATACAAACCTACTTTTATTAAGAAAGAGTTCTTTGATGGAATATACATTATTGGCCCTAAGATCATCAAGACTTTGATGATATTGGTTCCAGTAGTCCAGTTCTTCATGTGTGAATTTTCTTGTAATGGCTTGTATCAGAGCATATCGTTTGCCTAATTCCTCAGGCTGTTTATACTCTCCAACAATTTTCTTATATTCACCAGAAGATTTAGAACTAATCCCCAGACCAAAATCAGAGTCTATCTTCTTTAACACATCATTCATTGAAAGCATATGATGCAGGAGCTTTACGAATGTAAAGCAATCACCACGTAGATTGGTATCAGTAAAATCTATAAAATGCAATGTGCCTGTTCTACTGCTAATAAGAAATGATGGGTGATTTTCCTTTCGAAATGGTGAGAGTGTTGCATCATTAACTTTCCAATATGTATCAGGCATGTAATATCTGAAGATATCATAAGGACTTATAAGACTTAAAATAGCATCAGGTGTAAGAATAGTCTTCTTTACTCCACTAATCATAATAAGAAAATAAAGCCCCAACAGATTTCTCCATTGGGGCCAATTTAACAATCAAAACAATTAATAATCTGCACCATCACTTGAAATAGCCTTATCAGAAGCTACCAGATTATCGTCTGTATTATAATCTTGAATTTCTCTTAATCTGAAGAAATCTCGGCAACCATATTCTCCTGTAACCTGTAGAACAAATTTTTCATGAGGTTTAAGATCACGAGTCTTCTTTGTTTTAAGATTATTTAGTACAGTAGAATTCATATAATCGATAAGTCTAAAATGTTTCAGACTATATGGAGGTAGGAAAGCTTTGTTATAAATTCCTTGGAATTCTTTTGATTCACCATCTTTCTCCTTCACTCTTACAGTGGCCAATGCTACAATGTTAGTAGACCATTCACCATCAATTTGGTCTTTGATGTCCTTAACATTACCCTTTAAGATCTTCTTCCATTCAATTTGTAGAACAGTTTCTGCTACACGATAATCAAGATTACTCAACCAAATACGTAAGAAATTATACAATTCCTCTTCACCATTGTATGCTACACGATATTCACGAGCTGGAGACTTATCAGTTCCTTCTTTAAACCATTCAGGAAGATTGTTTTCATCAGTAGCCCAGGCACATGTACCAACAGTATTAATATACTGTGTTTTTGTACCATCTTTGTTATCACGTTCCTTATCTTCCAAGAAGAATGTAGTTACAAACTTATGACCTGTTTTAATCTCTTCCAGCCACACATCTACACGTAGATAAGCATTACCATCTGTATTTGTTCCCAAATACTCTGTGGCCTTGCTATCTTCTTTTAGTTCCATTCCCAGTACTTCTTTGTACTCTTCTACATCAGGATTTACAGCTACTACTTTCGCTTCAAATAATCCTACACGCTTTACGAACTCAGGTAATGCAGTTCTTTCTCTTTTTACTCCTCCAATACTTCCCATACTTTTTAAATTTACTCGTTTACATTAAATACTTTATTCCACTTTATTACTGACTCATTTGGATCAGCTACATACATATTCAATTCGTTCATAGCTATTTCAACACTATTAAAAGCAATAGTCTTACAACCTACTCTTATCAAACATCCTACACTAAAGAATTGAATATTAATCTCATGATTCCTAAGCATATCCATTCTAGCTCTTGGTTTTTCTTCACATTCAGTAGGACGACATTCATCTATGTCTCTAATAGGTGCTTGTTCTAATTCTTGATTTGGCATAACTCTAACTTTTTTAATTATTTATAATACTCATTTACTTTATCTACAACAATCTGAAGATTATTAGGAATCTTCACTTCATCAAACATACCATGAGGACTCTTCGCAGGAAATTTCTTATATCTATTGGTTAGAAAGTAGTAATCTACTGATCCATCTTTCTTCTCCTCAACATTAGTATACAAACACACTGTTAACAATCCTTCCAACAAGACCTGGTTATCAATGAGTTTCCCTGCAGTCTTAATCTTATATCCAACAATGCTTCCATCATCTTCAATAGTTTCAAGGTGAGTTAAATAAAACACAATCATGTCTTCACGTAGTTTGCGAGCTTCTTTGAACAGATTAACCATATCCTGGGCCATAAGGCTAAACTTTGTAAATCCTGTCTCTGTGGCCTTATTAACCATGTTAAACCCCATAATATAGTTGCTGTCTTCAATTACCACTATTTTGATTTGAGGAGCCTTATCTGATAAGGTTCTTAATCTTCTGGTAATTTCATTAGCATCGTCAATTTCTGCATAATTCTTGTTGTCTGCATTGTAGATTTTTTCTGATCCTTTGAAAGGAAGTTCCTTTTTAGCTACATTGATGATGTAGGTTTCACTTGGATCTAAAAATTTAATCGCTGTACTCTTGCCAGTTCCAGTAGGTCCAACGATACCTATCAGTTTTGAACTCATTGTTCTTTTAGTTTAAAATTATTAATGAATAAATATACTAATTAAATTGATTATTTCCTAATTAAATCTCCTCAGATTGCATGATCTCTTTACTCTCTTTAGCCTTGAGAATCAAATACTTAATATCTTCAAAAATCACACAAACTTTGTTATAACTATCTCTGTATGGATTAGTTATTTTTCCTCCATACACTGTACTATCGTTTACTCGTTCTCCATCTTGTTCTACATAGTAAAATATATCACCATCTAGTTTTGTCTGTTTTATTATTTCAAGTTTCATACATATTTGATTTTAGATTTGTCAAAAAATGATAATGCCTTGCTGAGCCATTTCTTCTCAACCTCTTCTGTTGTACAAATGATCCATATCTTTGCTTTCTTGTCTGGATTATCATATTCCATACTCATGCATCGATTGATCTTTTGGGCCAGGTTCTCAGCATTAGAATCAAAATAGTTAATAATGACCCTGTTTAATGGTTTATAAGTTATACCCGTGTTGCCTATCTTCACAACAGCTAAATGATTTATTTCATCTCTACCACTAACAAAAGCATTAAACAACTCTTTATCTCCTGATTTGCTATGATGAGAAGGTATTCCCAGATTATCAGAAACAGCAATTGTACCACAGAACACTAATATTCGTTCCTGTTGAGCATTATGTAATAATTCTACAGTCTTATTTAACTTAGCTAATGAACTCTGGATGATTCTCATTCTTGCAAGACGAGGAAACATTGTATTACGATCTTCATTTTCCATTTTATTGATTATCCATCCCAGCTCATCAAACTTTTGTTTTTCAGTTTTGTATTTACCTGAATAGTTCAACTTTACTTTATTATCTAAAGGAACACGTACAACTGTAATTTCATAATCAGTAATTACACCTTCTTCAATAGCCTGAGCAATTGAGTATACTCCTACAACACGAAGATTTAGTTCTGTGTACAGATCTTTTTCTGTCCATGTAGTCATTGTACCAGTGAGTCCTAATATATGTACATATGGAGCTATTTCCTTACACACTTCAATTTGTGCAGGGCTCAATAAATGTATCTCATCCAGGACTATTAGATCATAAGATTCAGACATGTGCTTTTTCAAAGATAGATGAGTAGTATATGTAATGTTATTTGTACAATACCCACGCTTTTCAAAATCATTCTCCCATGAAGTTTTAATCTTCTTGTCTGGATATGCAATTAATACTTTTGCAGCTGGCATTTGTTCCAAGATATTAATGGTAGTGTATATTTTACCAAATCTTGGACACAGATGTAATATAGATCGTCTATTTCCACGTAACCATACTTCTGCAAATTCTTGCTGTCTCTGATCTCTAAGACTCATAATCAACGTATATTGCTATTGTCCAGAATAACCAACCTATTCCCATAGCAAGACCTTCTTGAGGATTTCTCGCTATGTCAATATTAGGAATGAGACTAAGTTCCCAGTATCCTCCACTCTTTTTGGTGGGGAACATACTAATAAATTGTATTTCCATATCTGTTAATTTTTAAAATTTACATTTCCATTTCTTGTTCTTCATCTCTTAAATTATCATTATCCAGTTTTCTAAATGCATAGAATTCTTCATTATCTAAAGCATATTCAAGTCCCTCTTCACTTAGATCATAGGTGTCAATACCGATGTATGTCTCCTGATCCATATATCCCGACTCTATAAAATCAGAGTCAGGAATCATATGAATACTAAATCCGGAAGGGAATACTATACTGCAACCTTGTCGCAATAGTGTCAATAATTTAGGGTTTCTCATGGTTTTATCCTTCAAACATTATCTTATCATCAAATAACCTTATAAGCTTCCATCGCATATCATTATCTCTGCACCAGTTGATGCACGCATGATAATCAGGATCAAGGGTGCTATTAAAAGTATCAACATACTTTTCTTTTCCATCAGGAAAGATCTCATAGAACTTATACATCTGTATCTCCATTTTCAAACATGTTATCAATTCTTAAGCTTGTAAGAGATCTTTCAATATAATCAACTTCCTCAGCTTGTCTAAAATCTTCCATTTCTGGAAACTTATCTTCTCGCTCAAGATTATCCCAATCCACTAATATGTATTCTATAGGACCATCAGCAATCACATTAGTAACTATTCCTCCTTTTATTTCAATTATTATTTTTGTCATTATTTATAATTTTTAAATTTTTCTACTTTTTGTAAAATAAAATTTCTAAATTCATCAGATAAATTTTCGTAATCTTCTTTATACATCCAAATAAAACCATTGTGAGAATGTCGTTTTCTTTGACAAACTGGAGTTATTTTAGAATCACTAGAATTTGTAGACGTTGCTGCTTCTCTTATAGTATAAAATTCTTTAATAAAATTTAGATGTTTATCTAATTGTATAATTCTTCTACCATGACTTTTTATCATATTATCAGTTGCTTTTTGAGAAGGTTTAAATCCAATCATTCTTTTTCTACAAGATTCTATATGAGAAGGAGGCATTTTTCTTCCTTTTCCTGCTTCTGATATCTTCTTTTTAGTTTCATCAGAATGAGTTTTTCCATAAAAAGGATTTTCAACACCTCTAAACTTTGTTCTTCTTATTTCATTCTCTTCAGGAGTTTCATATCTATATCCTCCTTCTCCTCCCATAGTATGATTTGTTAAATTAAATCCCCATTGGTTAAACTGATTAATCCAATAAGATTCTATTTCACATGCTAATTCACAAGAGCATTCTTCAATTTCCTCAATTATAGGAATTAAATCTTGTTTTATTAAAGATTTCAACCAGTTAGTAGTTCGTCTTCTACTTCGTTTGCATTCATAAATATGTTCATTTAATCGTTGTTTTAAAGGATTGCATGTTTTTCCTATATATCTAATCTCATTAGTTATAGGATGGGCTAAAGAATAAATATATGCCATATTGTTTTTATAACAAATATAGGACAATTTAAGGAATTACACAAACAAATAACATAAATTAAAGATCAGTTAAGAAATATTCTTTAGATAGAACTGATCGTACTAATTGTTCATATTCATGGTCTGTTAATTCTTTACGTTTTTTGAGTTCCATAAACTGACCACAGAAGCCATTAAATGCTAATGGAATACGTACAGAATCCATACCATAAGAACTTTTAAGAATCTGAGCACTTCTAAAATAATTAGCACCTGTAGTCATATCTACAAAGTCTGCAGGCTTATATCCTGTTTTAGAAGACTGACCATGTTTAAGTGGATCAAACAAAGAAATTGCAAGATCACAAGCATCTACGATGTCTCCACTCTCTTTTACCGTTTGTTATCATAAGAGTTCTTTATCTCCTATTTCTGCAATTTTACTCATAGTTGCAGTCCAGACTATATCTTCATATTATTTATCAAAATAATATGTTCCGCTTTCTTGGAAGAGTTATAGCATCAGCATTACCTGTTAAGCATCACTTCTAGTCGTTAGGCATTTACAATATTTTCATATTGATTTAGCACGGGATTGTCTATCTCAATTATAGGTTTTCCCCGTTTAACGGAATTTAAAGACAACATTTGTTTTATACATCATACATTCAATTTTCTCAACTTCAGGTTTAATTAATTCTTTAAATTTAATTACATCTTTCTGTTATATAATAAATGTTTGACATATAGAAACTATTTTTAGTTTATCGTCTAAGACCAATTCAGCTTCTCTATCCTTATCCCTGGTTGCAGCTGATATGGCTCTATTTACCTGAGACACCCATATAGGAGCAGCAAATTCAAGATCACGAAAACCTTGAGCATAGGTTACTAATTTATCAATAGCTTGCTTCTTGTTTGGAAGTTCTTTGGTAGTCTTAGTGAGATTACCATGATCAAATGCTGGAACAACAACAATCCTGTCGTTTTTAGCAATATAGATACGCTGTTTATGACCTTTTATCAAGACCTCTTCATAATCTCCATTTGCTTCAAAATGATCTTTCATAATCTTATACACTTCATTAGGAGTTTTAGCTCCATCATGAATAGTTATATAATCATTCAAGATTTGATCTATATAAGGTTTTTGTTTCAAGATCAGTGCATGCTCAGCTGGTGTTATCTTTTCATCCCACCAACCAAGCATCTTAGGAAGCTGTATTTCTATTCCTTCATTTACAAATATCAAAAAGCATATCCATTTGGCAATTCTAATTGATGAATTCCTTTCGAATGAGAATAGTTGAAAGTCTGGCCTCATCTCTTCAGGATGTTTCATATGATGATTACATGCATTTAGGATAATTGTATCAAGAAAACTGCTCTTACCACATCCAGTATTAGAAAATATCAATGTTAATATCTTCTTTCTAAGATTTGCATATCTTCCTAATTTAGCAAGACCAATAGGAATAAAGTTATTCTTTCCAACAGACATTCCCTCAAGAATATCATCATTTAGTTTATCAAAGATTGACTCCATCAAATGTTGGTATTATATTATTACCTTGTTGTATAAGTTCTATAAAGGGCTCATAATCTCGCTGTGATAAATATGTTGACGAATTATGAAGATACGTAAGTTTATTGACATTTGTCTTTACAGATTCCTCTTTTATTTTAAGAATATGCAATTTTAATGCCCCTATTAACTCTTCAGATG